GTCAGCTATTCTTGTATATTGTTGTCCATATATATTATTATTACTATTAATTTTTTGTATGTCTTTTAATAATTTCTTAGCATTATTATAAGCTTCATCAAATGGAAGTTTTCTTAATTTTGAATCATTTTTAGCCATATATGTAGCAGCTTTATCTAATGCTTTACCATCTGGCACATTTATAAAATCAAGAAAATCTTCAGTAACCTGCCTTCTTGAATAATCTTTAACATAAAAATGTTTTGATTTTTTTGCATCAATAGCAACTACGTTGCCAAATTGATTTACAATAGTTGGCTTTCCTGCAAATGCCGGAGAACCAGTTCTTTTGCCTTCTGTTTGCATCCATTTTAGTATACTAGAAACTTGTCTTTCGTGCAATTCTGGATTCTTATATACATCTACTAATTCTATTTTATTACCTTGGGTATCATAAGCTTTCCAAAAAGGAACTCTTTTTAAAGTATTTGTTGATGTATCTCTTATATAAGAATTTGAAACTATTTGAGCTACAGCAGCTTCATCATGGAATTTTCTATATCTATCTACAATAGCATCAAGTGAATTTATTTCATTATTTAATGTATCTTTAAGTTTAAAGTTCTGTAATTTCTTTTCAAATAACTTAAATTGAGCAGAGCTACGATGACCTTCAAATGTAACAGGGTCAAGTATTGCATGGATGTGGTCATTAATATCTTTTAAGCTAATACCAGTACCTCTTAAGTCTCTTCTTAATCTGTTATGCAATTGAACATCAAGACCCATAAATGAATTTCTAAACCTAGCGTGATTCTTGCTTCTTCTAGCTTGTTCAGCTCCCCATCCTCCAATCATATCTCCTATCGCAGCAGTGCCAAGAAATGTTTCTTTAAACTTATTGCTTACCATTTTTAATGTCTTGCCCCATTTAGGATTTATATTGTCAATAAGATTGTCAGGTTCAAGTCTTACCCTAGAATCAAATACTTCAAATGATATGCTATCATCTCCTTTTAATAAATCAGTTGTTCTTTTTATTTCTCTGATTGTCATGTTATTTACATCGCCTCTTGATTCAGGGGCTATTGTTCTTATGACTTCTTTCATTTCATTGTCATTAAAATCTTTTTCTTTAAATGCCCTATTTAACATTCCTTTAGCTCTACCAAGTTGTTTATACTCTGGAGTACTTTCAACTCTTGATTCCTTAGCTTTAAACAATTTCATTTTAGATTTAATAGTATTATTAGATTCCCATTTACCAACCCAATTTTCCATTGCATAATTTTCAGCTGCTTCTTTTGAATCAAATATTAATGGTTCATCCCAGCTTGTATCTTTTAATTTCCTATGGTTTTTTCCATCTTCTCTATTTGAGTATCTTAAATTCAATTTATATTTTGATACTTCTCTACCCTTACCTATCCTTCTTACCATTTTAATTTCAGATAGTGGTATTCTTCCACCATCAGCTTGTAATTGCTTACTTAATTTTGTTGGTATTGTTGATTTTTCAATATTTATATAAGCGTAATCTGAATCAGCTTTTAATATCTTCATAGGATAAAATTCACCTTCTCCGCTAACATTCATTTCCTTGCCATCTTTTACCCATTCAACTAAGTCTCCTTTTAAGTATGGCTTTTCTTCGGATATTACTTCAATATCTCTTTCAGCGTCAAATACCCTATTCTTTTGTGATACCTTTTCTAAATCTTTTCTTTGACTTCTATAAAAATCTTTTTCTGCTCTTTGTTCAACAGTCCTGCCTCTTTCAATTATTTCTTTACCAGTAGGCTCTCCTTGAGTAGATGGCCCAGATAATTGAAATTTCTTTTCTCCACCTATTTCTATAGATTCAGATTGCAAATTCTCTAACATAGCATCTCTATTTTCTCTAACCTCAGGCGGTAAATCATCAATTAATTCTTTATCATTAAAATCTACTTTTTTATATTTTTTATTTAATTTATTTCTTGAAGCCTTTAAACTATTACCAGCAATTGTGCCAGAACCATCTTGACCAACATTTACATAATTTATATATCCCATTTGCTCGCCATCTTCAGCAGCTTTCTCACTAACAAATTCACTTATTGATATAACATCTTTATTATTCTTTTTATTTACATATAGTGAGCCATTTCTTTGATACCACTTTCTTGAATAAGATATTGCGTCATCTGAAAATTTTGTATTATATGCCATTTCATAAGCAATGGTATTATCAAATCCCATATCAACAAGCCCATTAAACATCTTATCTTTTATACCAACATTGCTAAGTCCAAGACCAACATGATGAAAAGCAACTAAGCCTAGCCCATGTAATAATCTATCTTTAATATCCATATTGGGGTCTGGATTAAATGTAAGATGGTCTTGATAACTTCCTATGGCAAGTAATCCTAATGATTCAGCCTTACCTGCATGCTTACCCCACTTACCTAATATTGTAGGAACTCCAGCAGCCGCAAACATTGTACCTAAAAATATATCTTTTGGTATATCATTAGCTCTATCAATAAGACTATCACCGGGTTTATTAGATACAAGTCCAACTGAAGCAAAGGTTAATGCGCTATTTGCAAATCTGTCAGCTATGGCAGCCCCTTTATAACCAAATTTTTTAGCCAATGGTTCAATTACTTTAGTTTTATATAGATTGCTATTACCTAATATTTTTCCTCTTGGCCCCGGTAAAACATAACCAGTTCCAGTTTTAGATATTTGTTTCGATAACCTAGCCGCTTGTGATTTAGCACCTTTATTTACGAGCTCTTCAATATAATTACGTTGAGCTGATGTTATTACTTCTTCAGAAGCAATTCGTGATTTATTAGCTGTTTTAAATCTATTATTTAAAGATACATATCTTTTTGATAACAATCCCTTACCACTTCTTTGAAACTCGCTTAAAGCAGAACCTTTTAATCCCGCTCCTCCTTTTAATAAATCATCTGCTTCCATTCCAAGTGTTTTTGCTTGTTTTGCAATATCATCCATTGATTTACTATATTTTTTCATTACTCTAGTCGCTTTACTTAACCTAGATATTGAATCATATACACTCTTTGTATATTTAAATCCAGCTATTGGAGCCCCATAACCACCAGTAAATACACTAGCTACTCCAAATGGAATTATACCACCTGCTAATTCTCCTGTTAATTGGGCTACTTCCTCTCCAAATGTCATTGATTCTGGAGATACTGGTTCATCAGAAGCATAACCTAAAGTTGCTCCAGATTTTAAACCACTCCATAATGCTCCCAAGAAGCCGGGAGACTCTTGTTCTTCCAGCAGTTCTCTTCCAGTCATTGCAACTGAACGAGATTTTTCTTCATCAGTTAATGATGGATATCCATATTGCTGAGACATATACAAATCATATGGGTCAACCTTATCTTGTTGTTGTATATATAAATCATATGGGTCAACTTTATTAACTTGTTGATTGCCTTTTTGAGAATCAATCCATAATTGATATGGGTCTGCCATTATTTAGATTTAGGATATCTTGTTATATCTTTTTTATTTCTAAACAATCCTTGAGAAACTTTTATTGGCTTATCTTTTTTATATTTACTTTTATTTTTTTGATAATGTTCCAAAGCTTCTTTTATAGAAACTTCTTTAAAACCCGGATAGTCATCAGATGGAATTAATCCTTTATTAGCGTATGTAAAAGGACTTTCTTTTACTGCTTTAGCCATCATTTCAGCAGACCATCCATATTCTTTTGTTACTGGATTTTTTACACTTGCCCCTTTTGGGCTAATCCAAGAAGGTTTAACTTTTTCATCTAAAGTTTCTTTTTTATTAGCTAATTTTTTTGCTTCTTCGGTTGATTCATCTTTATCTGATTCAAATCCAGCTGTAATACCAGCTTTAATTGCTTTACCAGTAGCTACTTGAGTAACAATTTCTTTTTGCTGCTCAGGAGATAATGAATCAAAATCTCCATCAGCCCCATATTTTTCTTTTACAATTTCAGATACTCTAGCATTAAATGCTCCTCTGTCAGTTGTTTCAGTCATGTCTGGATAAAATTCACTAAGATTCTGATTAACCACTTCTTGCATCCTTTGCAAATCGTTAACAACAGTAGGAGGAGTTTCTAATGTTACGTCTCCCATAGACTTAACAAGTTCAGTATTTAACTTTGACCAAAACTCTCTAGCTGATTCTTTATTAGTTATATGTTTGCTCATATCTGCAGCTATTAATTTTAATTCAGCGTCAGTTACATCATCATCTTTTAATAATATCTTCTTAGCGCCTTCCCATGAATCATTACTATAACCTTGAGGTAAAAATTGGCCCATAGAATCAAGTAATTTTTCATTATCTCTATATGAAAGAGCTTTATTATATTGCCCTTCTTCAATATCCAAATCAACATTAAAATATCTATTATTTTTTTTCAATGAAGGCCAAGCAGCAATCTTTTGTTCATTCGTCATATCTTTCCAATTATCTAATTTCATATCAAAATCAGACTTACTTTTTACTTTTTCATCAGTATATAGTTTTACTCCTTCAGGAACGATAAACCTTTTTTCAAAAGTACCATCTCTTTTTGGAATTAAATGCTCTTTACTATATTTTTGTTGAATTTTTCTAAGCATATCAGGACTTTCAGAACCTATTTGCTCAGCTGCTATTTTATATTCATTTAAATCAGATTCATAAGCAGCAATAGACTTTTCATATTTTTGTTGAAATAGCATATCTTCTCTGCTTTGGTCATATCTTCTTTGTTCCTCACCTCTAATATCATTTCTTTCAGCTCTATCACGTTCACTTTTAAAAACTTCTAAAGCTTTATCTTCCCAATCTTGTGCAGGTGATAGATTTACAGCTTGCGGTCTTATTACATCATATTTACCATTACTCATAATTAAATTCCTATTTAAAATTTATATATATTTTAAGATTGACTTGCCTTAGTCCATCTATTAATATTCCTTATCCTCGAGGTACATATCCCCCCTCTTCTTCAGACCATATATAAAAATCACCATTCATATATACCATACCTTGGTCAGATGTTGGCAATGTTGTAACTGTATCAAAATCAGGCAAGTCGTCCATGGTACTTCCACTTAGTCCAGTACCAACAGTACTTGTTGGGCCTCCTACATTCAGATTATAATCTTCAGTTCCTTCTGCTTGTTGTAATTGAAGTAAATTTTGGCCAGTTGTTTTTAGCCAATCATCTCTTTCAGATTTAACACCCTTAAACAATGATGATTGAGCCGCTGCTTGTTGAGATATAAAATCATCCATTATTGTACCTCTACTCGTATCCGCTATCGCTTGAGGGCCTCCAGCCCCAGCAAATCCAGATTTAGCTTGCTGAGTTTGTAATTCTTGACCTTGACTTAATAATTTTTGTTGACCAGTTTTTGTTGAATCTGTTACAGCTCTGGAATAATCTTCAAAGTGAACTCCCTCTGATGATGGGTCATAAGCATTTGCTTTTTCAAATTTGTGTTTTTGAGTCCATACTGGTTGTATATCCATTTTTTCATATAGATATGGGAATGTAGGTAAATCAGTATTAGCTCCACCATATTCCATCGAACCACCAGTTTGCATACCAATATAATCACCTAACATACCACCTAATTGCATTTCACTTCTTTGAGCCATATTGAATCTAGGAGAATCTTCAAAGTTTAATTCATCAAGATTCTCTTTACCAATTTCATTAACAGCATTGCGATTCAATACATATTCACCCGGCTCTAACAAAGCCAGTATACTGTCTCCCGGTTGTCTACTATACTTAGAAGCCATTAGCTTACCGGGCTTCGTTTATATTTAAGAAGTCCACCTAACTGATAAGATAAAGGTTGTTGAGCAACTGAACCACCCATATTATATTGTCTTAAGTATCCACCATCTTGATAGCCCGTTAAACCACCTTGTTGATAGCCTAATCTAGCTTTTGGAATTGAATCTTGTGGAGTAAATGTCATTTTTTTAATAGCATCCCTGATTGCCGGATATTGAAGACCGGCATCTGGTAAACTACCTCTATACTGACCAATTCCTTCATAATACCTCAATCCTTCACCATCTCCAACCTCAGATGCGGGAATAGACAATATCTGCCCAAGCTTACCTCCAAAAGCATTTTGAACAGCTAGTTGGTCTATTAGTGCTTTTGACAAGTCAATATCAACATTTGAGTCTGCACCATAGTTTTCTATTAACCTTCCTAAACCCTTTGAACCAAAAAATTTTGTTAAATCTGTATCACCAACAGCAGGTTCTCCATATTGTTTAACCATTTTTCTTACTTTTTCTTCATCAAATACCCTACCACCATCTTGATATGGTATAGGGCTAGATACTCCCGGCATACCACCCATTTGCATACCTAAAAGAGTATTTGCTAAACCTCCTTGTTGTAGAAATAGAGATTCATAATTCTTCGATGCTTCCCCCCAATCATTTCCAGTACCAGCATAAGCTTGGTTAATAATATCTTGAGCCCCAATATCTCCTCTATCCCTAGCTAAAATAGCCTCACTTAAGTCTGCATATAAAGGACTTTGCTCATCCTGTAACGAAGATAAAAGATTATCTATACCTTCTGGTGCTGATAAATTCATTGGCACTTTACTTATAAGAGAGCCTTTAATACCTTTACTTGTGTCCATTAAAGGGCCAGATGTTAAGCTAGGTGCTTGCCCTAATCCACTTTCTTTTAAAATAGAATATTCGTCGCTGGGTGGGGTATCTAATTTAAATCCTCCATAACCTTCCTTTGGTGTTAAGCCAGCTCCTAATACATCTTTTGCTTTTCCTAACCCAATGTCTGTTAACCCAGAAACAGCTGTACCTATCCCAGTTCCAAGACCATGAGATGTAGCCATATTCGATATACTATCTTGTACACTACCTAATCTATCATATCCAGAACCTAATAAACCAGTTCCAGCTCCATGCTCAGCTCCTATATCTTTTTTCTTACCAGTTCCTATTTTAGTACCAGCATAAGTTCCAAGTCCAGTTGCAAGAGACTTAGCCATTAAGAGACCCATTGGGCCAAACTGAGCTTTTAAATAAGTTCCTAATAATTTTTCTACAGCAAACTTTCCAAGTTTACCACCAATAAGACCACCAAGTAACCCACCTTTTTTTTGCTTACCTAATTCAGCAGCTTGTCCAAGTTGAGATTGTTGTTCATCAAATATATTTCCAAAAAGTCCAGCTTTAAATTTTAATGATTGTAACGGGTCTGCCATTATTAAAATCCTTTTATTTTTGCAATAATATTATTATTGCGAATTTAATATAAAGCTAGTAAAAATAAAATACCAGCTAATTTTTTTATTGATTATCATTGAGCGTTAATAGTTACTAAAACAAACCACTTAGAGTCGTCTTTAAATAAAACAGCTGTATCATTTCCATCATTCATAGAAAAATTACTACCATCAGATGTTATTATATTACCTTCATCGTGTCTTATTACAATAGTCCTACTAGCACTAGCAGGCTTTAGTATTAATATCTGACCATTAGAGCCACCATTTATAGTGTCTAAATTATCACTTGAACTACTTTCTACGTCTACAGTATGGAAAGAGTTTATTGTTGTTATAGCACCACTATCTATTGTTAATTCAGGCCCTTTTTCAAAGATTAAATCTTTAGCAGTTACTCTTGATTTTGTTTTACCTTTAACATTTAAATTTCTTTTTACATACTCATCGCCATTAGAAGACATATATGATTTCCAAAGCCTACCAAACTTTTTTCTATATATAGCTAATTGATTATTAGATTCTTTTTGAACTGCCATTTGGCCATCAATCATATTAGATATTGATGGAGAACCTTGAAACTCAGACGAAGATTGTTTAGTATTAATTAGCTTTCTTAAATCTCTTTCGGTTAATGCCATTATGTAGCTACTTTATTTCTTATTGTTCTATATTGAATTGACATATCATTAATTTCAATTTTAGTATCATCACCATTTAAATCAAACTGTATTTGTATACTTTGACATGATATTACAGATGATGGAGTTAATGTAAGAACATCCCATTTATTTGAAGTATTTGCCAAATTGCCAGTAAAAGTTCCACCTCCATCTCCAGAAAAATTCTGCTTACCATCTATTGCGTAATCAAATGGAGTTGTTACAGCTTCACTTGATTTATATGTAACAATTACTTTGTATACTTTTTTTATTAATTCAGGATTGCCAAAGTCTATATCTTTTGTAGTAAATTTAGAATATCCTTGAGATGATTGTATTGGTAGGAATTTTAAAAAATCAACATCATTACTTCCATCATGTTTAGCAACAGTTAAATTATTATTCATATCTGTTACAAAATTAGTATAATAACTACTATCTGTAAATAGACTTGTATTGTATGTCCATCCCTTACTGTCAAAATCATATATAAAAGCTTGGTTTGAATTGGCTGAGGCATCATTAGGGCTTCTCATCATAATTAAAGAATTTGTTATTGGGTCATATCCCAACATTGCATCTTTTTGAATATTAGAACCCCTATACCAATCATTCCAATTTGTGCTTCCAAAAGAAGCTTCACTAACAGAAATTTTTCTATCTATAAGATTTTTTATATCTTTGCCATCATAAAAATAACAACCATCATCTGATACCCAAGCTACTCCATTCTTTGTTTTAGCAACACTAAATTGATGAGATACTCCATAATATTTAAAAGTATCTTCAAGATACCAATTAGATGAACTAGGGCTAGATATATTTATTATATGAACTAAATTATGTTTAAATGCTAATAATCTATCAGCATAAGATTCTAATGCTGAATATTCTCCATAATCACCTTTTGACACATCTATAAAATTATGTTCTAAGAATGTATCAAATTTATTTATTTCACTATACATTATTCTGTCACCAAATTTCTTTAGTTCGCCAGAATCTATTTTTAATTTAACATTAGCTACGAATACTCTTCTACCAGCCACAACAGAAGATTTATATCCCTCATTCATTCCACCAATACCTAAGAATTTTAAATCTGGGCCAAATCCATTAATTGTTCTATATGTATCTAAATTAGGATTAACAGAATTACCAGTTGCATTTCCAACTGCATAATATCCTTTACCACTTTGGTAACTCCAAGACTTATAATCTCCATCTAGTGACATTCTAACACCTTTTACTATATCTATATCAGATACCATTACTAAATCATCATCTGTATTTTGCAATCTTATATAAATTCTTCCACCAGTTATTCTTCCACTATAAGCTAAATCAGCATATATAGAAATTTGAAGAGCTTTAGAACCAGCTGCAGTATGAGTAAATGCTGCTATTGTAGCTGCTCCATTTCCTATTTGAACTGGTAATGATTCTTGATTGCCATCGTATATAAAAGTTTCATAAAACTCATATGTACCAGCTTCCCAAGTTCCTTCTGATGTACCATCATCTACTCCAATATTCCAACCAGTACCTCTTTCTATTATTGGCATAGCATTATCTACAAAATCAAATGGAGCTGTACCATCAAGATTCCCACCATAAGACCTTAAATATGTTGCTCTGCCATTTGTTGTGCTAAATGCTTTTTTGCAAAACATAAATTCTTTTGGATACTCTCCTAAATCACCAACACCATCACTAGATGATGTGCCGCTGCTTACAGAAATTACTTCACCTACAATAGCTCTACCAGTTTTATCATTATTGCTAGCATCTTCAAATTGAAATGATGTGCTAGTTGTACTTAAATCTAGCCCCATTTGAAGAGGTAGATTACTTGCATACTTTTGAATCGCAACCCCCCTAAAATCGTGAGAAGATGGATTTAAGTAGTAATTACCAGCAGCGGTATTATCGTGACTAGATGTGCCAAATGCATATGAAAATTTAGTTGCAATTTTTGGAGGAGCTAAAGAATTAGGATGTTCTTGATATTCAGCAAATACAAGCCCAGTAGTAGCATTGAATTGATTTCTTTGTATGTATCCATACCATTTTACAATACTTGTATTTTCATCATTTACATTGCATACTCTAACAGCGTCATCAGCTATGTGAAATATATATTTAGCATCATTACCTCTTATTGTTGGGCTTATAGCTGATTGTTCCCACCCTTCATTTTTATTACTATAAGTAGTGGTTGCATTACTAGACCATATATCTACATTTCCTTCGCTATCAACATCTCCAAGAGCAAGCATTTTATCGCCAACATTAGTTCTTATTACCTCTATTACAGGGTCTCCACCCGAAGAATCATCTACAATTCCCCTACCTTTTAATACATAATATATATCCGCATCCCCAAATGTAAGAGTTGCTCCAGAATTAACTATTCCAGTTGTATTTTTTGATAATGTTATTGCAGTCTGAGCTCCATTAACAGCAGCAACATAAGTTTCAGAAGCTATATTAGTACCTGAAACAGATAATCCAACAACCATACTGGTATTTGCTCCATCTAAAGTTACTGCAGTATCTCCAGATGAAGTTGAACCACCAGTTACATCTGTAAAAGTAGTGCCAACACCTTCACCAGTACTTAGTGTATTTACAATGTCTGTTACAGTAAATACTCCATCATTACTTCCAGTACCACTTATCTTTAAAGTATCTCCAGTTTTAATAAGACTAGATGTATATATAGTACTATTAGCAGAACTTGTTCCTAAAACTAATTGCAAATGTTGTTTAGTAGGTACAGGCATTATTCAGGATTATATGAAGGTGCTGTATCTGTATTGTCTCCACCAACTAGCTTTGCAACAAATTTTATATTTCCAGCTGAGCTACCTAATGTTAAATCATTACTTGTACCCGGATGCTTAGTATCGGTAATACTATAATTACTATCTTTGCTATGGTCAGATTCAAAATAAAATAAACCATATCCGCCAGAACCATTCAATGCAGCTGTTCTTTCTACAAAGTATTCACTTAAGTCAGTAGAACCATCAGAACCTTCTATATGAGCATATAAAACCCCAGAAGTTTTTATTTTACCTAAAGCGTCAATAGACATATTTTGAATCTCTGAAGATTCATTGTCTTGCAAATCTCTTGGGTCTCTTCTATTATTTATTCCACCAGACCAATCTTTTATAGTAAGGTATTGTTTAGGCATTAATCTTCCAATAATTCAAAATGCACAAGGTCATCAAATTTATTATCTTTAGTTGTGCGTTTACCTTTAAAAAGAGAACTAGCGTTCCAATCTCCACCCCAACGTATCTTAACACCCATAGAAGCGGCCGTAGCGAGTACAAACCCTCCTAGGTAATGGAAGTCATCCCTAGCGTCCCAATCTATCGGATATGGGGAAATATCAACGGCTTTACCTTGAACGTGCTTACCGAACTTTGTCTTGCTAAGTCCTTCGGCTACTAATTGGTTTTGACGTTCTTGACTTCTAAGTCCTTCTATTATAGTAATGTCAAAATACTTAACGACTTCATTTAGGACGTTGACAAGCTTTGCATCAACGCCCTTTAATCGTTCTTTACTTCTTTTGCCAAACTTTGGCATTACTTAGAACCAAAAACTTTTGAGAAAAAACCTTTTTTCTTCTTTTTCCCTTTACCTTTGATTTTCTTACCTTTCTTCTTTTTCTTCTTCACATCTTCTGTATTGTAAGCCATTACATTATAAGATGGATGAGTCGTTGCTTTAATTTTTGTGCTATCTGGTTGCTCAGATAGTGTGAGTGATAATATTATTACTAACATTTATTTACCTTTAAATACTCCTTCTATTATATCTGTTACAACATCTACCATTTTTTCAAAAAAGATTTGTTCTTTATCTTCTGAAACGAATGGGATGTCAATACGTTTATTGATTGCGCTAGCAATTTTTTCTGTCATTTCATCTGAACCAAGATGCTTTACAGCTTCTTCCTGCATTTTCTCTGCTTGTTCTTCAGCTAGCTTGATTAACATTGATTTAATATTCATAATTATATCCTATTTTATAGTTGTGAAAAAAAAGTTATGATAGCCATACCGCCAAGAATATAATTTCTCCAATTCTCAAGTGACCTTATTCTACCATTTGAAATTCTTAATTGTTCTTTAATATCTGGAAGTTCCCTATGAAGAATAGCTTCTATCCTTACAAGTCTTTCTTTTACATCATATCTGTATTTATCTATTGGTTCGTAATCCATTAATGTTTTCCATTTATTCTTGAAAGAGAACCTTCTATTCTCGATACTTGATTATCTAAATCATTTATTTCTTTAGTGATAGCATCAAATTTTCTATCAAGTTTATCATCTGATTGATTCCATCTTCCAATTAATTTTATAATCATACCTTCCATATTTTCTAATGTTTCTGATTGGCCCCTATTTTCAACTTTCAATCGTTCCAATGCTTCTTGTTGAGCTTCAGACTTTTTAGATAATGACATTACAAGATATACAAACATTATACCAACAACACCAATCATTCCAGCTTCACCATATATTGCCATAAAATCCATTATTTCTTCTTCTTCTTTAAAATTTTCTGATGCCATTTAAGCTCTTCTTCCATTTCTGCATAACGAGCTTCTTCTTCTTCAATATGTTTTTGCACAAGTTCTGTAATAGTTTTATCCGAAACAGATACTTGTTTCTCCAACTCTTTAATCCTACTTTCAATTTGCCAATACCCATAGACCAATGCTGACACAAAGACCAATCCTTGCCCAAGCCATTTAAGATTAATGCTAACAATGGCGTTATCATCAAGTACAGTAGCCCTATAACTTCTAGCGGTATCTGGCTTTGCACTCACTTAACCTCCCAGCCACAAACAGACCAGCCAGAATCACACCCTGTCAATATAAATATAATTAACAGACATATTATAAGATGTCGAAATTTCATATTTTACCTTGTTTATTATCTTCATATTAAATTTGTCGCTACCCCATCTACTAATTTATGTTTTCCGATAATGATTCTACCATGTCCATTATCATGTTTCTTTGCACATTCTTTAACATATTCTTCTTCTATAGTTTTAAAGCTATTACTTCTTTTTACTACTTCTCCATCAACATCTATAAAATATGTATAAGATGAAGGATAAGTCAAGGTCTCAGTAGAACCATCTGGATATGTCTTTATTTTAGTTACACCGGGAGTTGAATTTATATGAATCCTAACTCTATGACCTTGACTACACCTCCTTATAATCATTCTACTACTTCAACCTCCTCAGGTTGTTCTTCCAATGATTTACGAAGCATATTAATAAATGCCTCTTTACCAACCTGTAATTGGTCAGCCATAAAGGTATTTGTATTCTGCTTGTTCTGCAAATCATTAATATGATTTACCATCATCTTCTGTTCATCAGTCATATCTTCGATAACATACTCTTTGTCATCAAGATTCAAGACT